AACTGAGGCAGACATTGACTAATAGTAGATAATTACTATTACAATGACAGCAGAATGGGAAGGGTCGGAAGTCAAGTCCGGCCTTTCCTTTTATCAAATTTAGGTATTTGAAACCTGATTCTACAAGATCGACTAAATACAATGAGCAAGTAGGACTTGCCACTTATTATTAATCCATCAAGAAGGACTTGATGAGGCTTTAGGAGATACTATGGCTTTCGCAACCATTTCCGATGTCTTAGAATATGAACCAGACATCCGCAACTTTGGAATCCACGATTTCGACGACTCACTAACAAAGGCCCAAGCCGATGTCGAAAGAAAATTACGACACACTTGGTGGCCAACACAGCAGATTGGCAAATACGATATCACTGTTATTGGTCTAAATGTTGAAATGGATTCAAATCTACTCACAGAGAGTCAATTTACAAGAGCCACTGTCTACTATGCCTTGGCTTATTTCATATATCCAAAACTCAGCAAGTTCGAACCAGACCAAGATATTTTTATGGTCAAGATGGATTATTACAAATCAAGATTCGAAGAAGAATTTCAAGAAGTTCTATTAGACGGTGTTGAGTATGACATTGACTCAGATGGCACAATCACTGACACTGAAAAGGAACCTTCTCAATTCTTACGATTACAGAGGTAAGATATGAGTTTAAGAGAAGATTTCATCAAAGACATTGTAGATGTTCTTACAAACATGGACGATCCAAGACCTGGACTTGTTACTAGAGAACCATTCGATGTTGAAAAATTAGCAATTACACAATTTCCTGCGATCCTTGTAACAAGTGGCGATGAAGAAAGATCAGACATCAGCATGGGTATATCTCGTCAGGGAACAATCATTTACAATATTAGAGGTTTTGTTAGAGGCAATGAAATTGATAAGGCTCGCAATGATCTTATCGAACGCATTGAAGAGACTCTGGACTCAGACAGAACCCGTGGAACGACCACCAAGAGTATGACCACACAAGTTACCAGAGTCGCAGTTATTGATAGACTAGCACCATTAGGTGAATTCACAATAACGGCACAGGTAAGATACAAATATACGAAGGGGACAAACTAATGAGTGGAATAAGAATATGGAAAGCCGGCGAAAATAAAATCGTCGACAAAAAGAAATTAGAAAGATTTTTGGAGCAAGGTTGGACCACTGATCCTACTCCAAAGATGTCGGTCAGTGTTGAAGCCACTGCCGATGTAATCGAGGCACAGCCTCAAGATGAATCATCTGAAGAAGAGTATGCTTGGCATGATCAAGAAGAAATTGAAGATCTTGACCCAGTAGATGACGACGAAGATGATGATAGTAGTAACCAAAATGAAGGAGACAACTAATGGCTACATATGAAGGTTCAAATGGATCTGTAAAAGTTGATGTAGACGCATCTGGCTCATCCGTAGCAGTGGCTGAAGTGAGATCATGGTCAATTGATATTGCCCGTGAAGCAGTTGAGGCAACATCTATGGGTGACGGAAGCAGAATCTACAAAAAAGGCCTACAAGGCTATTCAGGATCAATGGATATTGTTTATGACGATACCTCGGAAGCAGTAGTGTCTGTGGCACTTGATCCGAGTTCAGATCAAACAATCTCAATTGAACTGTTCCCAGATGCTTCTGTAACTGGCACAAAGTTTGAAGGTGACATTATTGTTACATCTTACTCAGTGACAGCCGCATTTGACGGTCTAGTTGAAGCAAGTGTATCGTTCCAAGGAACAGGTGCCCTAGCAACAACCAAGTTCGGACAGTAATCGTGAAGATTCAGGTTGAAGGGATTGATAAGATAGATTTGTTTCTCAAGGATGTCGTTGATGATATCCAAGAGGAAGTTCTTACAACCCTTCAATCTGAAATTAAAAAACGGACTCCAATTGATACTGGTCAGGCTCGTCGAGGATGGAAAAAACGCACGGATTCTGTTCGCAACGATGTGCCTTACATTGGTAGACTTGAAAGAGGTTATAGTAGACAAGCCCCTAAAGGATTTACCAAACAGGCAATTAGAGCCACAATAGCAAAAAGGAAAAGCAGATGACAACAACTGAAGCAAAGAAAAAATCAGTTCTAGATAAAGCCACCTCACATTATAGACAGCAAATGAGTGGGTCAATGTCAGAAGTAGAAGTGCCTGAATGGGACACAACAATCTATTTCAGAAGCATTACAACACTCAGACAAGAACAAGAGGTGGTTGAACTAACCCGGAAAGGCAAAACAGTAGAAGCCTTGGTCGTGAGTATCATCAATAAGGCAATGGATAAGGAAGGCAATCCAATGTTCAATAAGATGGACAAAGTCACATTGATGAATGAAGTTGATCCGAATGTTATTCTTAGAGTAGCAAACGCAATCAACGGACCAAGTCTGCCTAGTGTTCAGGACCTCGAGGGAAACTAAGTAAAGACCCAGATTTTAGGTTTATCATGATGGTAGCCGAAAACTTGGGTCGAACCTTAGAAGAGATAATGGATATGTCATCCTTAGAATTAAGACTATGGGCGGCATATTACGGTCTTAAACGCAAAGACCAAGACAAAGCAATGAGGAAAGCCAATGGCGGACGCAAACATAATCGTTAAACTGGTAGACCAAACCCAAGCAGGCTTGGGCAGTGTCAACCGTAACTTAGAAAAAATTGATGGGAATACCAAAAAGGCATCTAAGAGTATGCGAGGACTGTCAACAGCAGTTGGTGCTGTGGCGGCCGCAGTAAGTGGTGCCGCCATCCTCAACTTTATTGACGGCATCCAACAGATGGACAACAGATTGCGTCTGGTAACAGATGGCAGTCTGGCACAGTTGAATACAAGGTTTGCCGAGGTTGCTGAATTGGCCAATAGAACCAGAGCACCTCTAGCAGACACAGTTGACCTATTCAGTAAGATTGAAAGAGCCGCAGAATCAACAGGACTGTCAACCCAAGAAGCATTACAAGTCACAGAAAACTTTGCTCAGGCATTGGCTATCTCAGGAGCAAGTGGTGCGTCAGCATCATCTGCCATTCTACAGTTTAGCCAGGCCCTACAAGGTGGCGTCCTTAGAGGTGAAGAATTCAATGCTATCAATGAAAATGCTCCGATTGTATTAGATATCCTTGCTAAGAGATTAGGTGTCACTAGAGGTGTATTAAGAGAATATGCTGAAAAAGGATTGTTGAATTCGGTTGTGGTATCAAGAACATTGATTGCCGCCACAGAAGAATTAAATGATACATTTGGCCAGACCAATGTTACAGTAGGCCAGGCACTTACCATCCTAAGCAACAACTTCAAGATCTTAGGTAGGGACTTCTTAAACTTCAGTGGTGCTGGAGGAATCATAAGTGATGTAATTCTTGCTATCGCAAACAGTTTAGATGTATTGGTGCCAATCGTTGCTGTTGGAGCCACAGCCGCATTTGGAGCATTATTATTAGCAGTATCTCCTGTGGCCGCAGGTATAACAGCACTCACAGTAGCACTAGGAACCGCCGCAGTAGCCGCCAAAAAGTTTATTGGGGCATTTGACTTCGCAGATGTCTTATTGGCGGCACAAAGAGCCTTTTTACAATTCCAAGTAGGTGCGTTAGGTGCTATTGAAGATTTTGTAAACGGTGCTATCAGTGGACTAGGCACATTCAAAGACAGAACAGTGGCAACATTCTCAGGCATTGGTGCCGCAGTCAGTGATCCACTAAACGCATTTGAAGCATTTGGCAAAGCATTTGATGAAAGTTTAGATAGTGTAGAACAATCATCTTCAAAGTATGTTGATTTCAGTGGTGCTGTCAGTAGAGCATCTCAAAAATTAGAAGACCTTGAAAACCAAACCAAACAAAACACAAGAACCACAGATAAAAACACTGACGCAGTTGGTGACAATGAAGATCAAACAGAAGACAACACTGATACCACAGATGACAACACAAAAACAGTTGGTCTAAACAGTGATGCTCTTGATGAAAATGAACGAAAATTACAAGAGCAAATTGATGCCTTAAACAGCACACTTAAGGGCACAGAAAAAGTATCCAAAGCCTACAGCAACTTCACCAAAGAATTAGAGAGAAGTGCTGAACTTGCCAAACTTGATTCAGACGCAAGACAAGTCCAGGTCAATGTATACAAAGCCTTAGAAGCAAGGGCAGAAGAATTAGATAAACAAGTCTCAGAATTAAGTGACACAGAAAGACAACAGGTAACTGACAGAGTCACACAACTTACAGAACTCGAGCAGAGAAACAGAGACTTCTTAAGCCGCACACAAGCATTCACAGAACAAACAAACAGCCTGATTGAAAGCAATTACGAAAACACTGCCACAGCAATTGAACAGATTGAAAGAGACAAACAAGAATTCATTCAAGAAGCAAGGGCACTAGGACTTGAAAATGAAAAAGCAACACAGGATGCCATACTCGAATACGATCGCCAAATTACCGAAGAGATCAAAAAGAATAATGAAGAGAAATACAAGGATATCATTGCTAAGGCGGATGAATTTAGAAAGTCTGAATTAACAAGTTTTGACATTTACAATAGAGATAGACAGCAATTACAAGAAGCCTTAGACGCAGGTATTATCTCTAGTGAAAGTGATAGAATTGCTATCCTAAACCAAATCAATAAAGATTACATTGAAGGCACAACA